GCGTCTTCCATGACGGCCAGGCGAGCCTCTCGCTCGTCAATCTGACCGAACAGGTTCTTGACCTGATCCCGTTCCTCGTTCGGCATCGTCTCAGGATCGGGGTACTTCTTTTCGATTGCGTCAGCCTGAGCGAACAGATTCTTGATATCCGTTCGAATCTCAGCCACTGTAGCCATATACGTCAGACCTCTACGCCAAGTATTCGTGCCCGGCGTCGGCGCATCTCCAGGGCTAGCGCGATTGCGCTGACCTGATCGTTCTTAGGATCGATGGTTGGCTTGTGTGCCAGAACCTCTTCGGCCTCGTGACGCACGGCGTCGATCCTTGAGAACGTCTCAAGAAGTGCCTCTAGGTCTGCCCGCTTGTTCTCGGTAAGCTCATGCTCACCAGTCGCAAGCTTTGCGAGAAGTCCCTTGGTCCGTTCACTGAACAGATCAGAGACTTCCGTGACCACTCCTGCTAGTTGGGCAAGAGTGAGCGAATCATACTTGGGCGCAGCGCTACCTGCAAGGGCGGCCGCGTGACACACCTCGCAGTGTGATTTGACCGACTGAACGCGAGCCTGATCGTTCATCGGAACGCTGACCACTGAGTTTTCCAGAAGGTCGATCTCTTTGAGGACGCGCCCGTCGCCGCCGTCGGTGAAGTCAAAGGTCTTTGGGATGTAGCCGATGCTCATTGACCTGATAACGCCGCGCTTGAGCAGCTTGTAAGCGTCTGCGCCTCGGGCGGTATCGATGATTTCCCAAGTCCCGAGCAGACCCTTTTTGTCCTCAGCGATGCTTAGCTCGCGGCCAATCGGCTCACCTTGCTGGTGCTGCCAGAGCAGCGGGCGGTCACGGTTAGGGTTGGTCAGCGTCGACTTGAACGCGCCGGGCTGAATTACATCGCCGCCATGATCCTTGTTACCAAACGTTGAGGCATAGGCAGTGAAGGTCCAGCCGCCATCGCCTGCCTTGATTTCGAAGTCTTCTAGGGGAAGGGCTTTGTACTCCACAAGCCGGCTCCTTTCATTGGTAGCCGGGGGATCAACGTGCACCGGCATTTGCATGGTTAGGTATTGCTTCTGTCTATGGGCAGAGCTAGTGTTTAGTTATGAAGATTCTCACGCTACAGAAACGCGAAGAGGCATACGCCCTGATTCTCAAGCAGGCTGGGCTTCCCAAAGAGACCCGTAGCGCCCAACACGACCTGGGTCATTTCCGGAAAGGGAAATGACCGTTCGCAATTCACACGGCGTTAGCTGCGAACGCTAACGCCTCTTCTTCTGTGTGAGCGATCACGAGCCGTGACCTGAACCGCTCGATTACCTCAGCCCAAGCTTCCGGCCAACGCCACCAGTTGTTCTCAAGACTGTGGTCAGTGGCTACGGTTCGGCGCGCCTCGCGCAGTAAGCGCTTTCTTAGATCCTCAGACTCAACCAAAAGGCTGAGTTTTTGGACCCAGTCTTCAGCCGTGTCTGCGATCAGCGCGTCGTGGCCGTCAGTAACTTCCCGCCCGTAAAGCGTTGGAGATACAACGCATGGAACTTCCGCCATCGTCATCTCGTACCACTTGATGCACGACTTGGAATGGTTGAAGCTCATGGGCGCGACCGGGCAGCAGCCTACGTCGAAGTTGACGAGCGCTCGCGGGTACTCATCAAGCGGTAGCCACGGCAGAATCACGAGTCGCTCGGGCGGCAAGCACTCGGCAAGCGCCGGGTCAACGTACCCCTGAATGGCGAACATCACGTCTGGGTACTTCTCAGCGATGATCGGCCACGCCTTGACTAAAGGAGCCAGATCCATCGGCTCGCGTGCCCCACCAGCCCAGCCGACCACGAACTTACCCTTGAGGTCTTCGCGCTTATCGATGCCGCGCAGCACGAGCCTGAACCACTTGGTATCGATGGCGTTAGGAATAACGTAGACGGGAACGTCAGGGTTATGGTTCTTGATCACTGACTTGAGCCTGTGCGAGGTAACGGTCACCCCGTCGCACACGCTCAGCATTCTGATCCGTTCCTTGCGCTCCCACTCAAGCTGCTCAAAGCCTTTTATTCTTTCCGACTCAAAGAGCAGTGACTGCCGGGCAACGATCCTGGGCGAGAATACGTCGTCGTCTACTTCGTATACCCAGGCCAAACCTGCGTTGTGAACGGCCCTGATCCACTTTTGACCGATACCGTCTACCGGCCAGACGATGCGCGGGGTGATCACGCAGTCGTACCGACCGGCAGCTACTAACGGTAGGATGGCTTCCGCGTCATCCTTGTGATACGAGTCAGCTACGAAGCCGCGGTTGCGAAGCTCTGCGAACGGCCACCAGACACGCCACATGCTGCATCCGGTCTCGTCGCCAAGTAAAGCTAGTGCCCTAGGTGGCCGATTCAACGCCACGCGCTACTGACTCGACAGAACTGGCAAGTTGAAGGAAATCGTCGGGCGGCATGTGCATTTCAACAAGAATCACGCCCTCCTTAGCAATCCTGACCATGACTCGGCCCGGAAGTGCGGCTGACTCAGGCCCAAAAGCCAGGTCGTACTCGTAACGAACGTCAGTCGAGGGCGGCGAGGGCGGCTCTGATGGCTTCTCGGGCATGCTCGACCTTCTGATCAGTAAGTGCCTGGTTGAGATTTGCGTTCCGTTCGCCTGCTTCGCGTTCCGCCTGAAGCTCGCGCCGTAGCTGGGCAATCACATCGTCTAGCTCAGTTATGCGCGTCGTCATAAGGCCCGTTTCCATAGCGATGCGCTGACGGAAGGCTTCGTATTCCTCGCGTAGCTCGGCGGTGCTGTTCTCGGCATCCTGACGAGCGACGATTTCCGTATTCAGCCCTAGCTCAAGACGGTCTTTATCGGCCTCAAGGGCAGCAATCTGAGCCCTGAGGTCCGAAATGGAGTCTTTGAGCTTTCTGACCTGCGCCTTTTCCCAGATACCAGTGACATTTTGTTGCCACCAGTACGCAGCCTCGGTGACTGAGACATCGCCAGGGTTAGAAGCCGAGTCGGCGTAGAACCATTCGCGGGCTGACGCGATCTCGGATCTCAGGAAGACGATTTCCTGAAGGAGCCACGGAATGTCGTTGCGGTACCAGGCTTCCGCGCCCTCAGAGGTAAGCGGTGACTTGGCGCGCAGGTTCATCGCGGCGAGGTCCGCATCCTCGGGATGCAGGAACGTGGCCGTCATTTGCCCTCCGCCGGCAATACCGGCAATTTCAGAATTCATCTCGAAATAGTATTGACAGATCCTATGAAAGGAGCGATACTACGTACATGAGCAAAGCAATCAAGCAGATCAGCCAGGCAGTCACCGACTGGATCACCGATAACAGCAAGTCAGGTCAGGATTTCCAGGACAAGTACGGTTACAAGCTCAGCGCCATGAACCGCAGCCGCCAGGAGGGACGCTTCTAATGACCAGCCGCAAGGCTCATCAGGCCCGCATGAACCAACTACGCGAGGAGGGCCTCGTACACCTCAAGAGCATGACCTGCCCGCTCTGCGGCGAGCCGCTCAAGCACAACAACACACTGGCCGACACGATCTGGCTTCAGTGCCTCACCCCGCAAAGCCTGAACCCAGCCAACGGCTGCGGATGGCAGGTTCTTTTCAATAGGGATGCCTACTAAACCGGCATCCCTATTGACTCTCAGGATGATTAGAGCGATACTACGTAGGTAGGAAGGGTACGGACGATGAACAAAGAGCTAGACCCAGCGCACAAGTTCGTGAACGACGCCATTGACGAGGCGATGAGGAAAATCTTCGACTCAGGAGTCGTAGACCTGAACACTTGGCGGGTTGCCAACCAGGCCCTGCTCAAGGCCCAGAAGACCGTTCTCAAGGACGCCGCCCTTTGGACAGTGAAAGGAGATGAGTGATGGAACCCATCACACTGCCGCAGAACGCTGAACTGGCTGACCGAGTCGTAGTTGGCATTGGACGCGACACCGTCAGCAACCAGCGAGTGGTCTACGTCTACTGGCACCACAGCAAACTGCCTGAGCGCACCGATTTCTTCCACAACGAGACGAACGGGCACGTTCTCTTCCTGGCTGATCAGATCATCAACGCTCTTGCCCATGCCAACCCCGAGATGACTATTCTCGGCTCATCGAGCCTCGACTTCCCGGACGACGAGTGAAGGTCGGCTGACAACAATCACGTTATCGTGAACCATGAGACGCTGCCGGATAGGTAGCGCCTCATTTATCGTTGCCCCGTGCTTCACAAGGTGACGGGTGAACATGTTGATCGCGCACGACTTGCCAGCAAGCTTGCCCAGGAATTCGCTGGTGAAGATCCTCTGCTCGATCTCGCCGCCCCTGAAAAGATCCACGGCCACATAGTCGAATCCTGCCGGGTCAAACAAGATTGCGTCGTCAAACACTAGCTGTACCGTTGGTAACCAGCCCTGAATTGCCGCCTTGGTCACCACACTGGGCGTGTCGTCCACGCCCACAATCGGTAGATCCCACCACTTCTGACGTAACAACGTAGCCAGCGTTCCGCCGCCAAAGCCCAGGATCAGCGCCCGCTCAGGCCGACGGATCGGCAGCATCGCGTGCCAGTACGTATATCCTCGCTTCAGGCTTTCTGGCGAGATGCTCTGGACGACCCCGTCTACCAGCAGAGCATCCCAACCAAACGCCTGACCTATGGCAGGTACGTTGCGCCCTGACCCAGCGCGGTCGTTCTGAAGCCCGTCAGCGTCGAGTCTGTCCTCAGCCCGTATTGCCATCGAGGAACGCCATTCTCAGCGTTAGGGTACTTGAAGTGGTTGTTCGAACCGCGATTGTTGGCCGTCGTTGACGAGTTGTTGCCATAGTCACCGATGAACATAGCTAGCCCGTCGTGATTCATGTAGACGTTGTTGTCGTGCAGGAACACGTTGTTCATCGAACCTGGCTTATCGGTCCGATCCTGATCGTAGGCTTGAATCCCACGGTAGCTGTCTCTCACCGTGTTGTTTGCTACGTCAGTCGAGCTTGAGCTTGAGATGTACAGGCCCGGGTACGCTGAGCCGCCGGCGCGTTCAATCAGGTTGCCCGAGATGCTTGCGTTGGTGCTGATCTCGTAGAAGATCCCCGGGCCGGGCGAATCAGCCGTGTGGTTGTTGACGATGGTCACCGAGTCGCACTGAATGTCGCACCACAAACCTGGACCGTTGACGTTGGTGACTGTGTTTCCGTCCATGAGCAGGTTATGGCTGAAAACCATCTTCACCCCGCCTGCTTGACACGTCCAGTCCCAGCCGCCAAAGCCAGAGTTGGAAATCGTGTTGCCCTGAATGGTGGCATGCCCGTCGTTATAGCTGGCAATCGCTGTGTTTCCTGCGCGAGTCAGAATGTTCCCGGTTGCCTTGGGGAACAGGTCGCCGCCGCCGAAGTTCAGCATGCCACCGTGAGCGTCACTGAGCGTCGAGTTCTTGATAGTGAAGTTCAACTGGTCGTTGTTGCCGATGGCCCAGCCCTGAGCTTGCGTCCCGGCGTGCTTCATCAGGAAACCCGAGATCGTCACGTTGGCCGCCGTAGGCACAAGCCAACGATCCCTGACCGTGACTTCTACCGTGTGCCCGGTTGGGCTCGACCCAAGAACAACGTGCCTGCTCGCGTCAAGAGTAAACTGCCCAGCC